CCCGGACAGCAGACATCACAATCTATCCTCAATCCAATTTGCCACGATCAGCCCGGGCACACCGTCCACTGCGCGCTCCGCATCCCGCGCCAGGTCCAGCCGCTTCGGCAGCTTGACCTGCGGCACCAGCAGGAAGATCGGCGCGGTGACCTTGCCGCGCCCGGTCTTCGAGCGGGACACCACCGCTTGGCCCTTCGTGTTGAGCCGCCCCTCCGCCACCAGCAGGCTCGGGCCCGTGCGGCGATAGACGAAGCGCAGGCGCAGCCCGCGGCGCCGCTCCCATTCGTCGGGCGTAATCCGACCGCCGCGCAGGGACTTGCCTGCGGCGGGCAGCGGGATCGCCAGCCAGAAGCCGTTCTTCGACCGGATCAGCGGGCCGGTGTCATGCGCGCCCACGATGACCGGGGCCTTCGACCAGACCAGCGCCGCGGCGTCGAGGCTCTCGCCCGACCTGGGGAAGTTCTGGCTCCGGATCGAATTGGCGAGCCGTGTGCCGAGCCCTGCGCCGGTGATCTGCAATCGCCAAGCCGACTTCAACCCGGTCCCGGCCTCGCGCATTGCAGAGGTGACGGCGCGTTCGCCCGCCGCAACCTCCGCCTCCATCATCGCGACGATGTCGGGATCAATGTCGAGCTTCAGCCTCATGCGGGCCTCAGATCGACGGTCCAGACCAGCCGCTCGCGGTCACGGACCGGCTCGCCCTGAATGAGGAAGGCGTCCCCGTCGATTTCGATCCGGTCGCCGGGACGCGGGTTCGCCACCTCGGCCACGCGCAGATCGATCCGGGTGGTCTCGGACCAGAGCCGCGCATCGCCGAAGTCCGATATGGCATCCGCGCGCCGGGCGACGGCACGCACCAGAACGGGCGCGCCGCCGTCGGCGATGTAGACCGCGTCCCGGCCGACGTTCGGATCGGCGAAGAGTGCACTGAGCGCGGCGGCGAAGGCGCTCATCAGAACGTCGCGTTCAGCCGCACCCGGCCGATGGTGTCGCCCGCACCGCTCGCCACTGCCTCGACGGCCACGCCGACGAGAGTGTTGTCGGTCGCGACCGTGGTGCAGCGCTTGTTGGTGTCGTCCCAGTAGACCTTGGCGCCGACGGTCCAGGCTTGCGAGCCGACTTTGGTGATGTCGAAGACCCCGACGAGCGCGGTCTCGACGGTTTCGCCGAGGGCGGCCGCTCCGGCGGCGATGCCGAAGATCGAGCCGACGAGCAGGCCATCGCCGGAGGCGACAGCATAGGGCGCGGTCAGGGTGATTGTGTTGCCGGGCTGGACGAAGTTTTTCATGGGGTGATCCTCTTGGAATGACGAAGGGCGGCCCGATTGGACCGCCCGCATGTCAGGGTTCAGGATGGGGGCGTTACGCGCCCGGGTTCTTGTAGAGGCCACGCCAGTCGATGGCCTTGGCGCCGAAGTCGAGGCGGCACTTGATCTCGACCCCGTCGACGTCGAAGCCGTTGCGCGTCTCGATGTAGGCGCCCTGCTGACCCTCGAGATAGGCGTACTCGATGGTGTCGATCTGGTTCGGGCTGGCCGCCAGATACCAGGCGGTCTCGCTGTTCGCATCCAGCCGCGGCTCGCTGATCGGCGCGAGGGTGCGGATCGATTGCGGCACCACGCTGGCCGTCGCGGCGGGCACAAGGTTCTGGGCGACCAGCTGCTCGGCCTTCAGTTCCAGCGAGGCGGGCACGATCAGGAAAGCGGGCCGAACGTTCAGCACCGTCTTCTTGTCAAGGCCGGTCTGCTTGGCCATCGCCGCTCGGGCTGCGCCCACCGCATCCACCGCCAGCGCCGTGCCGGTGCCAGCCAGGTTCTTGTGCGTGGTGTGGAACAGCGCGTTGCCATCGGCCATCGCCGGGTTGGCGGTGATGATGCCCCAGACCACGTCGGACTCCAGCTGAGCGATGGAGTTGCCGTACATCGCCGGGATCCGGGTGAAGGCGTCGAGATCGTCGTTGATCAGCGTCTGGCGGGTGATCGCTACCACCCGGCCATAGGTCTTGACCTTGTAGCTCTCCTTGCTCTCGCCAAGCGTCCCGCGCTTGAACTCGCCGCTCTCGCCGACTTCCAGCAGCTGCGGCGCCTCCCCCAGCTGGACCCGGTGCATGGCCTTGAAGTCGGTCGCGAGCACCTGGCGGCAGAACAGCATGAAGGTGCGGGGATAGGCCTCGTAGGCCTGCCGCAGGGTCTTGTTGGTGACGGCCGACAGGATCTCGGGGAAGTCCGAGGTCGAGTGCAGCGCGCGCGTCGCCACCTCGTCGCGCGACAGGCCCCGCGTGTTCACGCCAGCATTGCCGAGGCTTTCGCGGGCCAGTTCCAGCAGCGTCATGCCGCGATACTGCCGGGCGGCGTCCTCGAGCTGGAACAGCGTCGGGCTGTAGCGGTGCAGCAGCGCATTCGCCACCGCGTCACGGCGGGTGATGCGCTCGTCCCTACCGCCGAGCGGGACGGAGACATGGGGGAAGGTCCGTGTCTCGTCCGACTTCGCCGCGACCTGATCGAGGATCAGGCGGCGGGACTCGTCCACGCTCACGCCGCGCTTGACCAGATCCTCGGCGAAGCCGCGCTCGAGGTTCAGCCGCCCGGCCAGATCGTAAATGGTGGAGACGCGGTCGCGCTCGGCCTCGCGGGCGCGGGTGGCGACCGCTTCCGTGTCGGGCGCGGAAGTTGCCTGCGTCGTCGGCTGGCTGCGGGTCTCGCTGGCCGCGACTATCGGGTCGGGCGCAGCCGATTTCGGCTCGGTCATGGTGGTGTCCTCGGTTTCGACCGGCTCGGTCGGCTGGGTGGTGGCGGGTGCGGCGTCGCTCGCCGGGGTCTGGGTCTTGTCCGTCATCGGGGATGCTCCTTGCTCTCTGGGGGCGTCCCGGCGGTGGAGGACGCAGTCGTGAAGGGGGTGCTGGGCGCGGAAGCCTGCGGCGGGGTCGGCGCCGACCGCGACGGCGGAGACCTCGAACGGCGTCCAGTCCACCGCGCGCCAGAGTTCGCGCGCGGCCTCTGGCTTGGAGACCTCGAAGCGGTGGACCTGGTAACCGATGGAGACCGCCCGGATGTGGCCCGCCTGGATGTCGCGCCAGATCGGCTCGACATCGGCACGCTCGCTGATCCGCACCAGCGCGATCCCGCGCCCGTTCTCGATCCGCGCCGATCCCGGCACGACCGAGCCGATCACCGCGTCGAGCGTGTCGAGCTCGTGCACCTTCAGAAACGGCGCGCCCGCGTTCAGCCGCTCGAGCCGGACATGGGCCGGATCGAGGCTCAGTTCCTCGTCATAGGGCTCGCCGAAGAAGGTCGCGCGACGAACGCGCGCCCCGGCCGACCAGACCACCTCGACGGTGCGGCTGTCGGCATCGGCCGTGTTCGGCGCAAGCTCCGCCGACCGGCGCATGGCCGGCAATTCGATCATCGTGTCCATGAGGTCAGTCCTGTTGGTCGGCCTGCGCCGGGTCGGTTTCATCCGCTTCGGCAGTCGGGTCGCCGGTGTCCGTTTCGTCGTCGGCCGGATCGGTCGCCGGATCGCTGGTCTGCGCGCTGCCGGTCTTGGTCACCCGCCGCGGGTCGCTGTCGAGCACCAGCCCCAGCGCGTCGAGCTTGGCGTTGGTCGCGGCGATCTCGGCCAGCACCGCGTCAGGGTTGCGGCCCTGCCGCGCAATCACCTCGGCGAGAGTCATTGTGCCCGAGCGGATCGACAGCAGGTTCGCCATCGCGTCCTTCTGCGGATCGACCGCTTCGAACTTCGGCGGCGACCATTCCACCGGCACAATCGGCGACGGGATCTGCCCCGCCGTCCATGCGGCCTCGGTGAACCAGCGCCAGACCGGCGCACAGAACATCGGAATGAACAGCTGCCACTGCACCGCGTCGATCTGGCGGCGAAACTCGACGAGGCCCGCCCGGATCGAGGAATAGTTCACTTGGGAGAGGTCCCCGGTCAGCAATTCATAGGGCACGCGGAACCCGGCCGAGATCGTGTGCAGGCTGGCCCGCTTGTATTCGCCGTAGCCGCCGGTGGCCGACGGCTGGTTGAAGCGGATGTCCTTGCCGCCACGGGCATAGGCGATCAGCCCCGGCTCGAACTGCTCGACCCGGTTGCCATCGGCGTCGACCACCGACGGCGCGATGCCCTGTTGCGCCTCGTCGTCGCCGAAGACGATGGCGGTGACGCAGGCCTCGGTCTTCTTGCGGACCAGCTCGGCCACCTCGTAATCGTCGAGATCGCGCAAGCTGCGGATCACCGGCGCGCCCCAGGGCACGCCGCGCGCCTGCGTGCGCTGCTTCTCGTAGACATGGGCGATCTCGGTCGCCGGGACGGGGCGGCTCTGCAACCCGTTCTGCAAGGCGCCATAGGCGTCGCCCGGATGCTCGGCATGGAGCCAGTAGGCCCGCCGCTTGCCGACCGGGTCGAACTCGATCCCTTGGACCAACCGCCCCGCGCCGAGGGCGCCGGATTTCGTGGCGTCGAGGAAGTCGGCCTCCAGCACCTGCAGCTGCAGCGGCACCGGCAGTCCGTCGCTCGCGCGCCGCAGCCGGCGACGCACCAGGACCTCGCCTGCCTCGACCATCTCGCGGCAGATCAGCGTCTGCAGCCCGTAGAAGTCGAGCTGGCCGTCGGCGTCGCACTCCGCCGTCCAGCGCTCGAAGAGCGCGTCGACCTTCCGGTCGAGCGTGTCGTCGCCGCTGGCAGCGCGCGGCATGATCCCCGCGCCGATGATGTTATTGACCAGCACCGCAACCGCCTTGGCCGCATGCGGGTTGTTGCGGACGAGATCGCGCATCCGGTCGCGCAACAGGGCTCCGGCCACGCCGATCTCGGTGTCGGCAGAGGATCCGGGAGCGCGCCACCCCTCGGTCCGCCGCCCGCGTTCGGCGCCATCATATCCGCGCGTCAGCGTCTCAAACGCCTGACGCGCCATCACGCGGCGCGCGGCCATGCGCGGCGCCACCGTGGCGATGGCGTGGTCGAACCAGGTCGCCGACATCAGCGATCCCCGCGCGAGAAGCCTGCCAGCCCGGCGACCGGCAGCGGCCGGGTCGTGCCCACGATGGCGCGCTCGATGGTCCGGATCCGGGCCAGCAGGTCCTCGGCCGAGCCGTAGTCGACGGACTTGCCATCGTAGCTGACCCGGGTCGTCCCGCTGGCATAGGCCCGGCGCAGCGCCGAGAGCTCGGTTTCCGTCCAGTCGGTCATGTTCAGAACCATCCTCCGCGCCTTCCGAGCCAGTCGGAGCGGCGCTTGCCCTGCGGGGCCTGTCCCGGCCTGTTGATCTGCCCGGCGGGATCGGTGTCGGTGGGGGCGGCCCCGAGCTGATCCTCGAGGTCGCGCCATTTCTCGTCCGGCCAGCGATCCGCGCCCGCGATCCAGGCGGCGGCGCGGGCGTAGACCCGGCAGTCCAGCGCCTCGTTGCGCTCGCGCAGCTTCTGCCATTCCAGCCGGGCAAAGCCGCGCTTGGTGCGCACCGTCACCAGCTGCTCGGCCACGAACTGCTTCAGCCATTCGTTTTCGACCCAGTGCGGCAGGTGCACCGAGCCGGGCGGGAATGCCGCCCCGTCGGCCATATCCTCCTCGGTCGGCCGCGCCAGCCGCAGGAAGCGGTAGGTCTCGGCCTTGAAGGTCGAGACCGCCACGGTCCAGAGCCGGGCCCCGCGCCGCAGGCGTTTGCCGCCCTCGGTCGCGTCGACGAAGGTCGGCCCCGAGACCGGGCTCGAGCGGTTGAACCCCTCGACGCCCTTCACGGGCGAGACCTGCCCAAACCCCTGCGCCCGCGACCAGGAATAGACCGCCGGGGCCTCGTAGCCGGTGTCGATAGCGAGCCGCGCGATGCGCAGATGCGCGCCGCGTTCATGCGGCCATGACCTGTCCAGCAGCGCGGTCAGTTCCGACCACGCGTCGTGCCGGTCCGGACCCCCTTCGATCACGACATGATCGACCAGCCAGCTTTCCAGCCCACGGCCCCAGGCCCAGACATCGACTTCGATCCGGTCCTTCTGCACATCCGCCCCGGCGGTCAGGAACAGCCCGCCCGCAGGCACCGTGCCGGATGTCCAGCGCTCGCGACGGTCGTAGAGCCTTTGCCAGTCCGGAGCCTCGCCGGTCTCGACCCATGTCTCGCCGAGGATCGTGTTGCGAAACGCCTTGATCGCCTCGTCCGACCCCTGCGCCGCGTCCCATGCCCGCACGATCCGCTCCCAGCTCAGCCAGCCGATCGGCGAATAGAGCGCCGAGAGGTGATACCCGACCGTGGTCGGATCGGCGGCCGTGGCGGTCGCCCGCCATTCGCCCCCCTCCAACATCGCTGTCTTGTGGTGCTCCGCGATTGCCGCGTCGCAGCCCTCGCAGTGATATTCCGCCGTCTCGGGACGGCCCTTCTGCCAGCGCAGCCGTTCGAACTTGAGCCATTGCGCATGGCCACAGTGCGGGCACGGCACGAAGAACCGGCGCTGGTCGGACGCCTCGAACTCCCGCTCGATCCGGCTCAGCCCCCGGATCGTCGGGGTCGAGACCAGGAACACCTTGCGCCGGTGGGCGAAGGTCAGCGACCGCGCTTCCGCTAGGGTGACCGGATCGCCTTCCTCGTCGGCCGAAGCCGGATAGGCATCGACCTCGTCGAGGAAGATGTAGCGCGCCGGGGTCGAGCGCAGCCCGACCGCCGAGTTCGCGCCGGTCATGATCAGGATGCCGCCCGCGAACTCCTTGGACAGCATCGTGTTGCCGGCGTCGCGGGAGCGCGCCGGTTTGATCCGCTCCCGCAGCTCCGGGCTTTCGTCGATCAGCGGGTCGATCCGCTGGCGCGAGTTCCGCTTGGCCAGTTCCACCGTCGGCTGGACCGCCAGCATCGGGCCCGGCGCCTGGTGGATGGCGAACCCGATCCAGTTGTTGCCCGCCTCGGTCGCACCGACCTGCGCGGCCTTCATGAACACGATCCGCTGCATGGGATCGCCGGGTGAGAGCCGGTCCATGATCTCGCGCATGTAGGGTGTGCGCACCGTGCGGTATCGCCCGGGCTCGGCCGAGGCGCGGCCCGACAGCATCCGGTGCCGGTCCGCCCATTCCGAAACGGTCAGGTCCGGGTCGGGCCGCAGCCCGTTGCCCCAGGCGCGCAGGATCTCGCCCGCGCCGTCGAAGTCCGTCAGGCCATCGCCGCTCTCACCGGAAGTCGGGCCGGACCTCGGCGAGTTCGTCGAGGTGAGCGCGTACATGTCTCTCCAGCACCTTCTGCATCGCGGCTGGCTCCACGGTGATCTGCTGGCCTGTCGCGTCGCTGCACGAGGCAGAAAGCTCGGCCGCCATCAGCGCCGCCGCGCGCGCGGGCCAGTTCACCCACGCGTCCCGTTCCTCCCGCGCCAGGCGGAACACCAGCGCCAGCGCGCGGGCCCGCTCGATCAACTCCCCCTTCAGCTTCTGGAGCCGGATGCGCCGCTCCTGCGCCTTCAGCACCTCGTTCGCCGTCTTGGCCTGCAGGAATGTCGTGCCGCCGCCGACGGCCGGAACAGCCAGACCCTGCTCGCGGAGCGTGTCGCCCACGGCCGCCACCGCCGCCTCGGGGACAGGCTTCAGCTTCGGCGCGGGCGGCTTCCTCGTCTTCGACGGGTCCGTCGTTTCCGCCCGCCGCGCGTCGCTGGCGGCCGCGTTGATGCTGCCGTCGGGATAGAGGACCAGCCGCTCGGCGGTCTTCGCCTTCTGGATCGCACCGCGCGACAGGCCGACATGCGCGGCGTACTGGCGCTCGCTCATGCCCTGCATCTACGGCTCCGACTATCATTACAGATCATGTGCTTATCGAGTTGATAAGCGTCGCGACCGGAGCGAACGTCACTCCAACGAAGCGATGCAACTCACCAAGGAGCCACCACGATGACCACCCGCCTGAACCCGATCACCACCCCGCGCCACGAACTCCGCGCCGAGAAGGCGCGCCGGAACAAGGAAGCCGCGCTCGCAGCCTTCATCGGCAAAAAAGCCGAAATCGACGAGATGCTCGCCCGCCTGCAGGCGCTCAGCGACGACCATTTCAACTGCGCCCCCGACGAGGCGGGCTGGGCCATGGTCGGCACCCTCGAACACTACGCCAGCCTCCTGAAGCGCATTACCGACAGCGCCTTCGGCGAGGGCGAGCACGCTCGCTGATCTCCGGCCCAGCCGGAACTCCCGCCGCGCGCCCTTCGCGGCTCGGGGTCGTAGAAGGCGCTGCATGACGCGGGCCCGAATACGGAGACGACCCCATGACCAAGCTTTCCGATACCCAAGCCATCATCCTCAGCGGCGCCGCACAGCGCGAGGACCGCATCGCCCTGCCGCTGCCCGAAAGCCTGCGCGGCGCCGCCGCCGCCAAGGTGGTCGGCGCGATGCTCGCAAAAGGGTTCCTGCAGGAGGTCGACGCGGACATGCGCAACGGCGAGCCCGTCTGGCGCGAGACCGGCGACGGCCACGGCGTCACGCTGGTCGCCACCGACGCAGGCCTCGCCGCCATCGGGATCGAGCCCGAAGACGCGAACCCCGCGCCTGCGGGCGCGACGGACGCGCTGACCGAGCAGCCCGCGCCGGACGCTCCCACCGGACCCGAAGCCGCGCCCAAGACGCGCACGCCGCGCGAGGGCACCAAGCAATCCACGCTGATCGCCATGCTGCGCGCGCCCGGGGGAGCCACCCTCGACGAGATCGTGGCCGCCACGGGATGGTTGTCACACACCGCGAGGGGCGCGATGTCCGGCGCGCTGAAAAAGAAGCTTGGCCTGACCATCACCTCCGAGAAGGTCGACGGAAGGGGGCGCGTCTACGCCATACGTGACTGACGCTTGGTACCGAAACGGACAGAAACCGCCGCCACCCGTTGGGCGGCGGTTTCTCATTCTGCGCTCCGCATCCGGATCGCCTCGAACAGCCTGCGCAGCAGATAGCCCCGCGCAAGCGACACGCCGACGAAGGCGAGGCCGATGGTCAGATGCTCCGCGAGACCCGTCTCGATCCCGAACCACGGGAACACGACGATCTGCGTGGCGATGGCCAAACCGTATCCGACGACAACGTTTGCCGCAGCCTCGACCATCGACATGGTCCGGCTCTGCTTCATCGCAGGCTCTCCAGAAACGCCGTCACGAATTCCGCCGCGAGCGGCGGCACGATCGCATTGCCGTAGCCCCGCAGCAGGCCCATGCGGCCGGGTATCCCATCAGCCAGCGGGAATGTTCCGGGCTCAACGGGCCGCCAGCGGCCATCGCGGCAGAGGAGCCAGTCAGGATCTCGCCAGACACCGTCCGTCGCATTGGCCCCGGCAGGGTCGGCGCCATCGACCAGTCCACTAGCTTCACCGTCCTGCGGCTCGCATCGGTGTTGCCTGCCGCGTTGTATCGCTTCGTGGCGGGCGAGCCCGCCATCGCCGTCGGCCAACCCGCCAGCCAGACCTGTCGGCCGAGCAGCGCATTGATCGGCACCGCCCGGCATTCCGATCCGTCCTTGTGATCCCTCGCCGAGGCCGTCGCCCAACCCGCCCGGCTCTGGCTCCAGGGCGACAGCGCCGAAGAAGAGCCGCTGGCGGATATGCGGGGCGCCGATGCCCGCAGCCGGCAGATCGGCCGCTGCGACGGCGTAAGATGCCGCTTCCAGGTCAGTCGCCAGAGCGTCGAACCACGCCCAGCCAGCCGCACCTTCAGTCGTTGTTCGAGCCGCGCCGCTAACCGGTCCGAGCACTGCCGCGCTCGCGACTTGCTCGCCGAAGACGAGCTCGGGGCGGCAGGCTGCGACGAGGCGCAGGAAGGCCGGGGCGAGGTGGCGGTCATCGTCCTGTCCCTTGCGCTGCCCGGCCTGGCTGAACGGCTGGCAGGGCGGCGAGCCGGTCCAGACGGACAGCTCCCCGGCCACGCCTGCGAGGCGCAGCGCGTAGGGCCAGCCGCCGATCCCGGCGAAGAAATGGCATTGCGCGAAGCCGCGCAGCTCGGCGGGTTCCACATCCAGGATGGACCGCTCGTCCACCTCGCCGGCAGGCAGAAGCCCGGCCACGATCAGTTCCCGCAGCCAGGCGCAGGCCGCCGGATCGGCATCGTTGTAGTAGACGGCCATCAGGCTGCGGCGTCGGCCTTGTCGCCCAGCCGCTCGGTTCTCACCTCGGCGAAGGTCCGTCCATCGCTATCGAGGATCGCGTCGCGACCGGTCTCGGCCTGCCAGCGTTCCACGGCGACATCGACATAGGCCGGGCTGATTTCCATCGCGAAGACGCGGCGGCCGTTGGCCTCGCCCGCCATGATCTGTGAACCGGAGCCGGAGAACGGCTCGTAGCAGAGCCCGCCGCGCGCCACATGCTGGCGCATCGGGATGCCGAAGGCGTCGAGCGGTTTCGGCGTAGGGTGGTCGGGCCGGTCGTCCTTGGCGAAGCTGGGCAGCGCCCATGTCGAGGGCAGCGTTTCCTCGGCCACCTTCGGCGGGCGGTTCGGGCGGCGCCAGCCCATGAAACAGGGCTCGTGCTTCCAGAGGTAGTGGGACCGGGTCAGCACGCCCCGGTCCTTCACCCAGATGATCTGTTGGTGGACGAAGGCGCCCGCCTTTTCCCAGCAAGCCTCCAGCATCGCCTGGCGGCGCGAGGCGTGCCAGCAGTACCAGGCGGCATCATCGGCGATGGCTTCCGCCACGGCGGCCGCGATGAACCCGTCGTAAAGCTCGGCCCCCTGCGAACTGTCGTCCCAGGTCGTGCCGTAGGACGCCGACCAGTCCTTGTTCCGGGTCGGGTGGTTCGAGCCGTCGTAGTCGACGAGATACGGCGGGTCCGTCGCAAACAGGATCGCCCGCTCGCCGTTCATCAGGCGGCGCACGTCGGCCGCGCTGGTGCTGTCGCCGCAGAGGAGGCGATGGTCGCCGAGGATCCACAGATCGCCGGTGCGCGACGCAGGATTGCGAGGGGGTTCGGGGATGGTTACCGGCGGGACGGAGCCCCCGGCGCCACCCTCGTCCCCGTTGTCTTCCGCGACGTAGGCCAGCAGCTTGTCGAGCTCGCCGTCGGAGAAGCCGACCAGCGACAGGTCGAAATCCTCGGCCAGCAGATCGTTCAGCTCCGCCGACAGCAGCGCCTCGTCCCAGGTGCCGAGTTCCGTCAGCTTGTTGTCCGCGATGCGGTAGGCCCGCCGCTGCGCCTCGGTCAGGTGCCCCAGCACGATCACCGGCGCTTCAGTCAGCCCGAGCTGCGTGGCGGCCAGCACGCGCCCGTGGCCCGCGATCAGCTCCCCGTCCTCGGCGACGAGGCACGGCACGGTCCAGCCGAACTCGGCCATGCTGGCGGCGATCTTCGCGACCTGGTCGGTGCCATGCGCCTTCGCGTTTTTCGCGTAGGGCTGCAGGCGCGACAGTTGCCACATCTCGATCCGCTCGGGGGCGAAGCTCAGCGTCATGGGCGTGCGGTTTCCGATGTTCAGGTGGATGCTGGCCGGACTCCGGACACTGGATGCCGCGCTGGACTCCAGAAGGAGTCCGGCGGCGTCCGGGGTATCCGGCCCGGGGGCCAGCGTTCATTGGGGTTGGTGCGGGATGCAGGTAGATCCGGATTCTGGGTGGCTTCCCAAAAATCCGGCCCTGACGCTGGCGAAGTCCCGCGCTTCGCCCGCCAGCATACGAATGTCGCGCAGAAGGAACCGCGAACTCGGTCGAGGGGTGCGCAGGCGTCTGACGGCGGCCTGCAAGGAAAGGATCAGCGCCTTTCCTTTTTTAACGGACCCCGTCAACGAAAGGATGGTTTCGTTCGGGACCGCGCCGCGCGCGCCTCTCCCGAGCATATGCAGTTTCTAGCCCGGGAGAGGCGTTTTTGTCTGCGCGAAAACCCTCTACACGAGACTTTCCTACACGCTGCGCGCCAGTTTGATGATCTCGAGGATCGGCAGTTTCCGGTTGAAGGGCTGCCTGTTGAGGTTCAGCGCGATCAGCGACAGCCCGTAGCGCCAGTGCTGATGCGCAGCGGCGTGGCAGAGACCGACGTGCCAGCAGATGTTCTTCCACCGCTCGTCATGGGCCTTCATCCAGACGATCTTGCCGTCGATGGGCTCGAGGCAGTTCGTCCAGGTCAGCGTCTCTTCCATCCGCGCGATGTCCCGCGGCGAAGGCGAGACGCGCATGGGCTTCGGCTCCTGGCCCACCTTGTCCGCGAACCCGTGGACGATCTCCGGCCATGTGCTGAAGTATCCGTTGCGCCGGGGCTCCGGCAGACGGCGCAGGATCATCCCGGCCTCGGAAAGCCGCGCCTCCACTTCGGCTGGTGTCCAATGGGTCATTTCCTCACCTCTCGTTCCATTGGGCGCGCGCCGTAAAGACGCTCGCCGAGTTGCCGCACCAGCTCCCGCTCAGGCCAAGTAAGTCTCTGGTCGTCAAGGGAAACTGCGAACACGCCTTGCTCCTTCTAGCCGTCGCGCTTGACCGTCTCGGGGTCGCGGCGCTCGCCGCCATAGCCGCGGGGAAACCGCCTCATTGCAGGCCCCCCTTGGTCTCGAGCGCCCAGAGCAGAATGGCGATGGCGTCGGCCTCGTTGTCGTCGGCAGGGCTGAACCCGCGGGCGCGGGCCGCGGCAATCATCGCCTCTTTCGGCGCGTTCCCCTTGCCGGTGGCATGGCGCTTGATCGTGCCGACCGGGACGCCCTCGTAGGGGATGCCGCGCAGTTCGGCCCATGCGGTCAGCGTGGCCATCAGCCCGCCGTAGATGTGGCTCGCATCGGTGCCAGCATGGCGGCGGACCTCCTCGAACCATATCGCGGCCAGAGGTCCGGACAGCCGGTCGATCTCGGTCAGCCAGTTGGTGAAGCGGAGATACCGCATGCCGCCGCCATCGAACCGGCCGGCTCGAAAGGACACCGTGCCGGAGGTGATCAGCCCGTCCATGCCATGCAGCGCCCAGCCCGTGGCGGTGCCGAGGTCGAGGGCCAGTGTCGCGCGGTTGGCCCGGGCGACGGGCGGAAGATCGGGGATTGCCTCGCGGCGGGAGGTGGCGAGAGTCAGGTCAGCCATGGGTGGTCTCCTCTTCTGGTTGGCTGCTCGGGTGGAAGACGACGGCGGCCAGGTGCTTGGCGGTACGGGGCCGCCGTCGTCGGATCGGGTGGTTTGGGCGAGGACGAGCCACGCGCGCGAAACCCCCGGGGGTGGGCGTGGGAGAACCCGCCTGCGGCGTTCTCCCCCACCCCCGTAGGGGGTGGTTTCACCCCCGAAACTGGAAATGCGCATCAACCCACTGACGGGAAATGGGTTTTCCAGTTTGGATGGGTCGCTTTCAGCATGTCCGGCCGAAACTGGTTGCAGCGTAGCCGTTGCGGTCCGAGCGCAATTCTGCAGGGGCAGTTTCGGAAGCGGGCCGAAACTGGCCACAGCGGACGTTTGAGCATGTCCGCGAACGGATGGCGGAGCAGTTTCGGCAGGGGCCCGCATCTGGTTCAAACTGGCTGCTGCGCAATTCTGCGCGAAACGATCTGCGGGGACGATCATGGCCGGTCCCCCTCCGGATAGACCCAGACATGCGGGTTCTCGACCTCGAGGAGCGCGCCGGTCTGGGGCGATTTGTAGTGGGTGGGCAGGACCGCGATGCTGGCGGGCGTGACCTCGCCGGTCGCCGGATCGACAGTCTCGCCGCCCGTGGGCATGACCATCCCTTCGACGCAGAGGTACCCGAAGCGCGAACGCGAAGGCCCGAGCCCATAGGGGGCGCCGTCACGGATGAACTTGATGGCGCCCTTGGTCGCCTGCACCGCGATCCGGTCGCGGATCGTGTCCTTGCCGCCGAGACCGCCCTTGTTCTCGAACGCCTCGGCGAACTGGTTGATGGTGTAGAGCCGCCCCTCGGCCGCCTCGTCGAGCAGGATCGAGAGGATCACGTCCCGCTTGCGATCGCGCTCGGCGTCATGCCTGGCGCCGACCTCGGGGCGCACGAGCCGCTCGTTCATCGCGTTGATCTCGACCCACTTGCCCTTGACCTTGTCCACCAGCTTTGCCGGCAGCGCGGGACCGTTCCGGAGCTCGATCTCGAGGCGGCGCTGGGTCGAGTCCTCCTCCGGCCGGTGCAGGATCAGACCGGTGGTATAGAAGCCCCGGAGCGCACTGGCGCCGGACAGCGCAAGGAACGGGTCCTCCTTCACCTGGTGCTTCGAGAGCTTCTTGGTGTGGTGGACGAGGATCACGCCGCAGTCGGGATTGACGTGGTCCCGCAGTACCTCCACCCGGTCCTTCAGGAAGAACATCATCGCGGCGTTGTCGTTCTCGCCGCCGCCATCCGGCCCTCCGTCGAAGAGGTTCCGGATGGGGTCGATGCAGAGGATGTCGAGCGGTTTGTCGGGGAATGCCGCCTTGATGGCCTCGGCCACGCGGGCGCTGCCTTCGGCATCGAGCAGCATGCGCAGCTTCGGCGTGACGATCAGGTTGTCGCGCGCGGCGGCGATCAGCTCGGGCGGCAGGCCGATCTGCTGCAGGCGTTCGCGCAGGTAGTGGTACTGGATCTCGGCCTGCAGGTAGAAGATCCGCAGCGGCCGTGGCGGGGTGAATCCGAGGAAGGGCACGCCCGCCGCCATGTGCACCAGCAGTGCGATCAGCAGATCGCTCTTGCCGACCTTGGGCGCGCCGCCCAGCACCAGGAGCCCGCCCGGCGTCAGCACGCGGGGACCGATGATGTCGTCCGGCATCGGGCTCGTGTCGTCGAGCAGCGCGCCGAGGGTGAAGGTCGGGAGGTCGATCTGCGCGGGCGTCGCGCCGACGAGGCGGGTCAGCGGCGGGCCGTGCCGCTTGATGTGCAACTCCCACAGGCGGTTGGTCTCGCGCTTCAGCCGGTCGAGCGGCCAGGACGGGCGGAGCATCGCGGCGTTGTAACCGCAGATCGCCGTCCAGCCCTCGTCCATCGACATCCGGCCCTCGTGGACCAGCCGCAGGAAGTATCCGATGGCAGCCGAGGCCCCCTCGAAACGGGACCAGTCGTCCGTGCCGCCCTCGTGCACCGGGGTCACAAGCACATCGTCAATGGCAGGCTTCTCGCGGGGTTCGGCCGATGCCATGCCGACGCCGGGCATCGGCAGCATGGCGGCGACGCGCTCGGCCATCTCGGCGAGATCGACCTCGAGTTCTGTCGCCTCACGGATCTGGACGAGCCGGGTGAGCCCGCCCTTGTGATAAACGGTGCCGGGAACCCGGATCGGTTGGTGGGCCGAGCGGAAATGCGTGTCGCCGCCGACCTTCAGCGCGATATCACCACGGAGCTGGCAGAGCCGTGCGAGGTCGGCGCCCTCCGCTGGCTCGGTCAGTTTCCACCAGACATGCAGCTTGGTCGCGCCCTCCGGCGTGCGCCCGCCGCTCTCGACGATCAGCGTCGGGCAGCCGAGATGATGAACGAGGTGATCGAGCTTTGCCGGAATGTTGCCCGAGTCGAGATCGACCACGAGGCTCTGCATCTGCAGGACATCGGCGGCGCGGGCCTGGCCCGTCTCCGCCACCGTGCCGGGAATGACGTAGACCGCCGCGCCCTCGCGCGCGGCCCAGCCCGCGAAGGTGGCGAGCTTCTCGGACGCCGTGGCGTCCGCGTCGATCCAGATGTTGTGGGGGCGGCCGTCCTTTCCCTGACCCTTGTCCACGAAGCCCCGGACCGGGATCAGCCCCTCGGAGTAGCCGAAAACCACGTCCATGAAGCGGGCGATCTGGCCTGCGTCCGGTTCGACCGCGAAGGGATCGGCCAGGGGCGCAGCGTCGTTGAAATCCCGCCAGGGATTGAAGTGGATGATGTTGTCGTCGCTCATGCCGGCAGGCTCCAGCAGCGCTCCGCCCACGGGCAGAACCGGCATTCGAAGAAATCCCGATTGGCGACGACGCGTGGGAGCAGCTCGCCCGCGTCGGTCGCCCGCAGGATCCGCACGCCGCGGTCGGACATGCGCTGCGCGAGATCGGCATCGAAGGGCACGAGCTCGTGGTGCAGCTCGGCCGTGTCCTTGTTGATCGCGGTGAAGAGCGCCGGGTTGGTCGAGATGCCCGGCACCGTCGCTTCCATGTAGGCCTGGTAGAGCGCGATCTGCGCAGCGTAGACCGGCTTCGCAACGGTCACTCCCTTGGCCACCGTCTCGCGCCAGTTCTTCGCGTTCATCGTCTTGCATTCCCAGAGCGCCGGGGTGCGTAGCCCCAGCGCCGCAGGGGCCTCGGCGACGATCCCGTCGACATGGCCGCGGATGCGCCCGCCCGCGACAGCGAAGCCGAACTGGCCGTCGTCACGTTTCTGGGTGACCAGATCGAGTCCCGCCGCCTGCAGCCATCGGATGGCGAGATCCTCGAGCTCATGCCCGATCGCGAAGATCCGCAGCGAGCGGCCGGAGAAGTCTTGGCCCTCGTCCTTCGGAGCGCCCGCGAATTCGAACTGCAGCGCGCGTTCGCAGGCATGGCCGAGCCGGGACGCCCCGAGATAGTCGCGCGGCGGCGTGGCAGCGCGTTCAGCCTCGAGCGCAGCGTCCACGGCCGCATTGATCCGGTCGGCGATGCCGGGGCGCTTGTTGTAGTCCAGCATCAGAACGGGATCTCCGACTGGCTGGCGATCTCGGCCATCTCGGCGCGGAACGCCTCGACGGTGGTGACGATCAACCGGTGCATGTCGTTCTGGGTCAGCTGGCCCAGCGGCCGGTCCCAGCCGATCCGCTCCATCTCGGGGGCGAGCGCGCGCATGACGGCGGGCAGCGCCTGGGTTTCCTCTTCGGTGAAATCGACCATGCTCAGTCCTCTCTTCGCTTTGCGGGTGAAGGCCGCCTGGCAGCCCATGGAGCAGAACCAGCGGCGGGTTCGGTGGGGCCGCGGCCGGTGAGCATCGAACCAGCCGAAGCCGCGGGTGTGTGCGGTGCAGACCGCGCAGAGCACCGGGCGCGGATGCCAGAGGCGATCACGGCCCGGTCGATCCGGAGCCGCTGCGGGCGGGGTTGGGATTTGCGCGACATGGTTCACGCTGCCCTCCGCTCGGGCGCGGCCGACATGACGAGCCGGCGAATGTCGCGGCGGTTGAATTGGAAAGTGATCAGCGCCGAGGCGCGGTAGCGGGTCAGCCCGTAGTCCTGGCGCTGCGCGGGCGCGAGGTATTGCAGCTGTTTCTCGGTCGGCGCCTGTGTCAGCCAGCGCTTCGACTTGAAGGCGCTCTCGTCGCTTTCATGGGTGTTCAGCCAGTCATCGGCCTGCGCGAGGCAGACGGTGCGATCCCCCACGCCGAGAAGGCAGGTCGACAACCCCTTGGCTCCGCCCACGGCATGCCAGCGGTTCTCGAGGAAGAACACGGCGCCCCAGGCGTTGAAGCCGCTGGCCATCAGCGCGGCGTCGTCGCCGAAGAGGTCTTCCCACACGAAACTCGACCGTTTCAGCAGGTCGATCTCGGACATCACGACGCTCTCGAGCGGCGACGTCACGGACCCGCCGGGGAATTCGTAGCCGCAGATCGGGCACTGGCGCGACGCGAGCGGGATTTCGGCCTCGCATTCCGGGCAGGTCTTCGTGGGGGCTTCGCCCGGCGCCGGATCGCGGCCGTCGAGATCGACGTCCTGCTCCAGCGTGCCGTGGGTCAGGCTCGAGATCCCGAAGTCGAGAACGATGCAGTCGGTCTTCACCACGCTGGGATGCTCGGCCGGATCAACCGTGCGCAGGCCGCGCCCGACCATCTGGATCATGGTGGACTTGTAGGAGCTGGGCCGCAGCAGCACGACGCAGGAGGTGGGCGGGTGATCCCAGCCCTCGGTCAGAACCGCGACGTTGACGATGACCTGCACCTCGCCTGACGCATAGGCTTCGAGCACCATCTTCCGCTCAGTGGAGCCCATGTCGCCAAGGACGACGGCGGCCGGGTTTCCGGCCTCGTTGAAGGCGGTCGCGACATCGACCGCGTGCGCGACGGTCGAGCAGAACACGACGGTCTGGCGGTTCCCGGCCTTCTCCTCCCAGTGCCGGACCACTTCCTCGGTGATGGGCGCGCGGTTCATGATCGCCGCAACCGCGCCCATGTCGTAATCGTCCGCGGTCTTGCGGACGGCGCGCAGCTGGTCCTGCACGCCGACATCGATCACGAAGGTCCGGGGCGGCACGAGATGACCGGAGGCGATGAGTTCGCCCAGCCGGACCTGGTCGGCCACGTTGTCGAAGACCTCGCGCAGCCCCTTCCTGTCGCCCCGGTTCGGCGTCGCCGTGACGCCGAAGACGCGAGCATCGGGATTAGCATCGCGCACCCGGTCGATGATGCGGCGGTAGCTCTCGGCCACCGCGTGATGCGCCTCGTCGATCACCAGCAGGTCCAGCTTCGGCATCGCGGCGAGATTGGACGCCCGCGACAGTGTCGGCGCCATGGCGAAGGTGACCTGTCCGTGCCAGGACTTGGTCGTGGCATCGACGACCGATGTCTCCGTGTCGGGGTTGACCCGGGCGAACTTCGCCCGGTTCTGGCTGGTCAGCTCGTCGCGGTGGGCGAGCACGCAAGCCTTGGCGCCGTCCCCGGTCATCCTGCCGGTGACGGCCGAGAGCATGATGGTCTTGCCCGCGCCGGTGGGCGCCACGCCCAGCGTGTTGTCGCGGGTCAAGAGCGCAGCGAGGCTGCGCTCCACGAAGAGTTTCTGGCGGGGACGAAGGAGCATCGCGCGCTCACTGTGCCCAGGCGGGACGACCGGGGACCGGCGATGCCGCGGGCTGCTGGACCGGCGGCGCCGGAGCGGGCTGCGCGGGCGGCTGATACCCGTGCTGCGCTGCCAGCCCCATCACCTGCGCATAGTCACGATGATCGGGCGTGACCGCGGCGCGGATCTCGTTCTTTTCCTCGCCCATGGCGTCGCTGCCGACGTCGATGCGGGCGATGAACTCGATTCCATCGAGATCGGCAAAACCGCCGATCCGCCGCGCCGCCTGCGCCTGCGGGGACTGGTCCTTGTCCGAGATCCCGCGCGCCGAGTTCAGCATCCCGCGGATCAGGCTGCGGCCCATGTTGGCCCAGTCCGGTCCCTTGGGGCTGTAGAGCCCGATGAGCGTGAAGATCTTGCGCCGGGCGTACTGGCCCTCGGTGACCGTGAACTCGCCGTTGAGGTAGACAGCCCCGGTCGAGCCGCGGGTGGCATAGCCCCCGGTCCAGCCCTGCGACGGGTCGTCGAAACCGCCGGGGCGGATCGTCAGCCGCACCTTGGCGAGCGTCCCCTTGGGGATGAGGTTCGTGTTGGACTGGGCGTCGTTGAAGTCGTTCCAGAGACCGGACATGGCTCGGGTCCTTTCAGTTGGTGGGATAGGAATGGGTGTCGGTCGCCGTCGGACCGGGCGGCGGGGGCAGCTGCGGCGGCGAATAGGTCAGCCGCCGTTCCGCAGGGATCAGCGGGCCGCGGATCTTCTCCATCAGCCGGCCGAGATGGGGCTCTTCGACCAGGTCGAGGCGGCCGGACCGGTCCTTCGCCGGGTAGCCCCACGGGTTCAGCGTTTGGCAGACGAAAGCGCGCTGGGGCCGGTTCTGCTTGTCCGGCAGGCTGGCCATGGTGATGACCTGATCGACGATGCCGGGCAGCTCGAGCCCGGTCTTCGAGCCGTCGATCTGCGGGACGAAGACCTTGCGATTGAAGTCGTCGAGCTTCTCGTCGAGGATCCCTACGAACCAGACGTTCTTGCCGCGCGTGTGCTGCAGGTGAGTCAGCCAGCCGATCATCTCGCGCCCGTGCAGCCCGTAGGCGCCGCGCACGTCCGGCTTGCCGGTCTTTTCCGAATACGCCTCCGGCTGCCCGCGGCACCACTGGAAGCAGAGCCGCCCAGCCACGGTGATCGAGTCGATGAAGACTGTGTCGTATTTCGCGAGGACGCGCGGATCTCCGAACCGCCCGCACACCTCGTCGAAATGCGCCTGGCTGTAGGGCTGCTCGGACCGGAGCGCCGGGTTCGGGCCGCCGATGAAGACCGCGAAGTCCCGACACTCCTTCCAGGTGCGCGGTCGGACCACGTCGATGTGGAGCCCCTCGATGGCGAGGTCGCCCGCCTCGAGGTCGAAGAACAGCGTGGTCGAGGCTTCGAGCGTCCAGAGCAGGCTGGTCTTGCCGATCCCGGACGGGCCGAAGATCACGCCCTTGATGCCCCGCGTCTCGGCCAGCCGCTGATCGGCGGTGATGATGGGGAGGCTCACGCGCGGTCCTCCTGCGGCAGGATCGCGATCTTCAGCGCACCGGTCTTCACGGTGCGGGCGGGCTCGAAGCCCTGGCGGATCGCCTCGGGCCAGGCGGCATAGGCGCGCTCGGGCACCTTGAAGCTGATCTCGACGTATTCGGACGGATCCTCGCCCGCGGCGCGGATGCGCTCGACCATGGCGGCGAGCTGGGTCTGGTCCCATTCGACGCGCTTGGGCAGATCGGCGACCACGGTGAAATCGCCGTCGGCGAGGCGGACGGTGCCGGTGTCCTTGCCGCAGGCGCGGCGGGCCTCGGCGGCACGGGTGGCGTAGCGGACCTCGAGCGCGGTGGAAAAGCGCGCGCTAACGGCCTTCATCTGCTTGGCGGCGGCGTCGATCTCGCGCTGCAGGACGGTCAGAAGCTCGACCGGAAGCTGGGCGATCTCGCCCGCCGGCAGGTTGATCAGCTCGTCGATGCTGGGGGTGTTCTCAGGGAACGGCATGGAGGTCTCCGTGATGAGGATGGGGTCAGGCGGCCTCGAGGAGGCGCGTCGAAAGGGCGGCACCGGCGGGTCCAGGCTTCGGACGGGCGACGGCGATGTAGGCGAAGTGGTCGGGGCCGAGCCGGGCCTGCACGAGGTGGACGAGCCGCTGCTCGGCGGCACGCAGCGCGGCGGCGGCGACATTGCGCAACGTGCGCTGGCGCTCGGGTGTGAGGTTCGAGACGGCGCCGGTGGCGTCCACGGCGAGGAAGCCGCGGTGATAGACCAGCGCCTCGCCCGGGGCGGCCTGCGCGATCCAGGCGGAGAGCCCGACCTCATCGAGCGCGGGGCCGGCGGCGCCGAAGATCGATACGACCCCGCCGGCGCGGATGGCGGACCGGCGCTCCATCATGCCGCCCCCCGCGCGCTGTCGGCGGTGTGCGTGAGCTGGTCCTTCTCGAAGGCCAGAATGTCCTCGAGCCGGTAGACCACCCGGCCGCCGAGTTTCATGTAGGCGGGGCCTTCCCCGGCCCATCGCCAGCGCTCGAGCGTGCGGTGCGAGATCGTCCAGCGCCGCGCGAGCTCCTTCTGTGTGAGGCAGGTCTTCTGCTGCATCGTGTTCTCCCGGTGTCGGTTGTCGGGAGCACGATGCGAAATCCCGCGAGGGGATGTCGTCAGGATTGGAGTGGGATGCGGAGGGGGATTGTCAGGAGCCTTTCAATCCAAGGGAGAACGGCTCTGTGGGGGATCGCCATCCCCCTCTCATCCCCCGGCGCATCCCACCGCAGGGATCGGGAGGGCGCGCGGATGGGAGGGATGGCGCGAGATCAGAGCCCGAGCAGGCGATAGGCGCCGCGGCCGTCCGACTCGATCAGCAGCCGCCAGTTCTTCTTCGACTTGAAGACATCGGACATCTTGAGGCTGCGCGAGCCCGCCGCGGCGAGGATCGCCTTGCCGCTCTGCCAGGGCTCGCCGCGCCTGGCCGCCTCGTGCAGCGCACGCACGACCTGCGCCTGGATCGCTCCCAGCCGGAAGTGCTGACCATTGCAGCGGACGTCCTGGTAGTCGGCCGAGGCATTGAAGGCGCCGGGCCGCGGACCGGCAGCCGCGCCGGCGAATCCTGTTTCCGCCTCAAACCGGTCGCGCTCCTCACGCCGCAGGAAAAGATCGCGCTGCCGCACGGTGATGTGCTCTCGCTCCCCTGTCAGGCAAGCGTAGTCCGCCTTGTGCGAGCGGAAGCAGCTGAGCTTCACCTCGCCATGTCGGAACAGCTGAAAGACGTCATGGGCGTGGAGATCCAGGAGCCCGTTGAACGTGCCGCGCTCGAAGGGCACGGAGAAGCGCTCCCCTTCCGGCGTCTCCTCGTAGTCGCCGAGTTCGACAGCCAGGTTGAACACCCTAATCGACAGCCGCAGCTGGTCGTTCTCGGCCAGGTAGACGAGGTCCGCCTCGGACATGGACCAGCGCTCGAGGATCTCCGGCAGGGTGAAATACGACTTCTCGATCTCCATCCGGACCCCCGATTCCCATGTGCGATTGTTTAGGTTTTGTTCTAATCGCTTGACGGGTCCGCATCAATCCTGTTTTATCCTATTTCATCCACATGCCCTTGGGGAAAACATGACCGAGCAGCACACACTGGCCGACCGCCTGCGGGCCCGCGCCCATCAGCTCGGCCTGACGCCCGCCCATGTCGCGGAGATGGCCGGCGTGAACCGCTCCTTCGTCTACGACATCCTGCGCGGCCGCTCCGCGCGCCCCGGCATCGACCGGCTGGCCGAGGTCGCCCGGGTGCTGAAGGTGGAGCGCGAGTGGCTGATCCACGGCATCGGCGAGGTGGAGGGCACGCCCCCCTTCGTCGAGAACCCCGACGATGCCTTCGTGGCCATCGCCCATGCCACCCCGCGCCCCGCGATGGGCGGCGGCGCGGTCGTGACCGAGGACGGCGATACGCCCGGCCGCGTCTACCACTTCCGTCGCTCCTGGATCCGGAACAGCCTCAAGGCCAGCCCGTCGCAGCTGCGCATCATGCATGTGGAGGGTGACAGCATGGCGCCGACGCTGCTGAGCGGCGACGCCGTTCTGGTCGACATGACCCGCCGCGCGCCCAACCCGCCCGGCATCTTTGTGCTGGACGACGGGATGGGGCTGGTCGCCAAGCGGCTCGAGCATATTCCCAACAGCGACCCGCCCGCGGTGCGCGTCATCTCCGACAACAAGCACTACCCCGAATACGAGCGCACGGCCGACGAGATCCACATCGTCGGCCGCATCCGTTGGTTCGCGCGGGAGATCTGAGGTAATCGTGTTCCTGGAGACGGGAAAGACTGAATGGGCCTCTGCGATAGACGAAGCCACCGCGGCGATCAAAATCTAGCTCTTGAAAGATTTCATACTTCTCCAGAATTCTTGAGAGCTTCAATATAATCGTCGTGTGAGACAGTGCATTCTGCCAATCCGCGAAACATCTTTGTGGTAAGCTTGCATTGCCTGGCCATCGCGGAAACGAGGTCGTTCCCAAGAACCTTATATTTACTTCCATGGCTCACGTGGGTTCTAATGTGAGTCTTTCTTCCGTCGTGGTGGAAGTGGTAGAAGATGTGATCTCGGTCACGGGTTTCAACGAAGCCCTTCTTGGGCAAGTTATCCTGAACCTTATCGCGCTCCAAAGTCATCACGACATCTCCTGAAAGAATTTCTGAAGCGCTTCTTTTAAGGCGCGCGCCTTTGGTGATAGATTTTCATCAACCTCTTTTGCGATGCTATTCCAGAGAAACTCTAATTCGGCCTGAAGCGCGTCCACTAGATCGGACCGTGTATAAGCCGCTTGCTCAATTCCAAGCTCATCAAGTCGCGCGAAATAGGTCTGCTTGTCCTCACTCAGTTGAACTTGGACGCGTAGATTGTTCAGTTCCTTTGCTTTCAAATACTCCGGAAGCAAATCAATAACGTCGATATCGTCAGTGTTGACGGGATGAACTTCCTGAACGTCAGTTATTCTTTGCGGATTGCCATCTTCATCCAGCTCGATCGTGCCAACAACTTGAATAAGGTCGCGAGCATTGTCTAGCAGTGCTTGTTCGATGTCCTCATCATAGATGCAACTTATGAGACGACCAGAGCTTGGGATAAGCAGCGACAGCTTATGCTCCTTGAAGTCCACTTTGTTGAAATACCCAGTGACAATCGTATGGGTATCAGGCGAAAGGCGAGACTCCTTGAAACGGGAGATCGCTTCAGAGGCGGCGACGCTATCAGCGATGACCCTCCCGGACTTATCCTCCACGGCGAGTCTGTAGTGACCACCTTGCCCCTCAAACATCTTCCCAAGAGACGCAAGGATTGGGGAGCGAAACGCCGAGTCCACTACTACCTTCTTGAAGCCTTGCTCGTCACCTGCGCCGATCGAGCTTAAAAGGTTCTTAGTTATCTCCGCAACTTCTCGGACATCCTCCGGACTGAAAAGACTTTGATCTTTTTCGGCAATGAATGTCGGTTGGTAGAAGCTCCCTTCCGCTGCTACCTCGCAGTGGAGTTGAAAGCGGTCCTCGATATCTCTGGTCACGCGTGCGCGCTTCCGGACTTCTCGCCCTTCTTTCATCATTGCGACGAGATGAATGGTCCGCTGCAATCCCTCAAGCGCTTGAACTAGGTTCGATGCCGGCAGCACATGCTGCATCTTCTCGCCATGGCGAGGCTGAAAATGCAGGCCAAAATATCTTTCTTGTTCATATTCCATCGGTGCGGCCTCCCGCGGAACCGATACCTCAAGACGATAGGTTGCTCTATCGAAAAAGAAGGATCTGTGCTTCTCGCGCTTTGGGTGTTGCATGGATTCCGGGCGGCGGCAACGGCAGCGGCCTCCTCCAGCCACATGCGTGTCCCGCTCGCGTCGGGCCAGTCAGACAGGAGCGAGCTCATGTGTTGGTCGATAGGGTTTCCCTGTCGGGCTCGAACGCGATCCGTTTCGAATGAGTTCGCGCACCTGCGACAAATCCTTGTTTTAACTTGAAATCCCCTTCCGCAACTGGGGATCACGGAGCAAACCGCCTCAGGAGGTTCGCTCCCCATGCAAGACGACATCGCCTTCGCGCCGCCCGCCGAGACGCTCACGACCGATGAGCGGCTGGCGGAGCTGGCCGCCATTCTCGCCAGCGCCATTGCGCGCACCAACCCACGGGAAACGAATGAGAATTCTCCGCTCGACGGAGACAGTTCGCTGGACATTCTTGCCCTCAGACGCCGTCGTCGGAGACAGGTGCAAAACCGAGTTGGAGACGACGCATGAGGAAAAACACAAGGAAATCAGGCGCAAAGGTCGCGCTTGCGCGCCAGGCGGAAGGGATCGACGTCCTGGCCGAACTGGCCGCGCTGAAGGTAATGACGGTGCCCGAGCTGCAGGGCAAGTGGCGGGTGATGTTCGGCGAGCCCGCGCCGAACGCCAGCCGGGGGAACCTGGAGCTGCGGATCGGCTACCGCATCCAGGAACTCGCCCATGGCGGGATCAAGCCCGCGACGCGGCGCACGCTGGACGCGTTGGCGGCCGAGGTCGCCTCCGGCGCGCCGGGTCCGCTGATCGCGGATCCCCGCCGCCCGATCCCCGGCACCAAGCTGGTGCGGGAATGGCAAGGTGAGGAACAGGTCGTCACCGTGCTGACGGAAGGTTTCGAATGGCAGGGGCGGCGCTTCAAGTCGCTCTCGGCCGCGGTGCGGGCGATCACCGGCAGTCACTGGAACGGGTGGAAGTTCTTTGGCCTCGCCCATGGCGCGGAGGCCCGCCCATGAGCCGCGCCAAGCCCGACACCATCCGCCGCCTGCGCTGCGCCATCTACACCCGCAAGTCGAGCGAGGAAGGGCTCGATATGGAGTTCAACAGCCTCGACGCGCAGCGGGAGGCCTGCGAGGCCTACATCGCCAGCCAGAAGGCCGAAGGCTGGGTGGCGCTGCGCGACCGCTACGACGATGGCGGCTTCTCGGGCGGGACGCTGGACCGCCCGGCGCTGACGCAGCTGATCGCCGACATCGAGGCCGGGCTGATCGACGTGGTCGTGGTCTACAAGATCGACCGCCTCAGCCGCGCGCTGATGGACTTCTCGAAGCTGGTGGAGATCTTTGACCGCCACGGCGTCACCTTCGTCTCGGTCACGCAGTCGTTCAACACGACAACGTCGATGGGGCGGCTGACGCTGAACATCCTGCTCAGCTTCGCCCAGTTCGAACGCGAGGTGATCGGCGAGCGGATCCGCGACAAGTTCGCCGCCTCCCGCCGCAAGGGGATGTGGATGGGCGGCCCGGTGCCGCTCGGCTATGTCGTGAAGGACCGCAAGCTTGTGATCGAGCCCGCCGAGGCCGAGCACGTCCGCACGATCTTCCGCCTTTACGCGCGCTCCAGTTCCACGGCGCAGGTGCTGAAGGAACTGCACGCGCGCGGGATCCGCACCAAGCGCGGGGCGGTGTTCGACCGGGGCTATCTGCTGAAGTTCCTGCACAACAAGGTCTATCTCGGCATCGCCGTTCACAAGGGCGAGGAATACCCCGGGGAGCACAAGGCGATCATCGACCAGAAGCTTTGGGACGAGGTGCACGAGGTCATCGCCAACAACCGCGTCGCCCGCGGGGCGGTGGCGCGGGCGGCGCAACCAGCCCTCCTGCGCGGGCTGATCTTCACCGAGACTGGCGCCGCCATGACGCCCCACCACACCAAGCGGAAGGGCAAACGCTACTGCTACTACACCTCGATGGACGTGATCCGGAAACGCCCCGCGGCCGAGCTGCGCGGGCCCCAGCGGCTGCCGGGCGCGATGGTCGAGGAGGCCGTCATCGGCGAAATCCGCCGGATGCTGCGCACGCCCGAGGTAGCGGCGCGCACCGCGCGGGCGGTCCGGAAGGAAAGGCCCGATCTCGAGGAGGCCAAGGTCGTTGCCGCGCTGGCGCAGTTCGACGACCTATGGAAGGCGCTGATCCCGGCCGAGCAGGCGCGTATCGTCCAGCTGCTGGTCGCCCGCATTACGGTCAGCGAGGCGGGCCTCGCCATCGACCTGCGCCACGACGGCCTCGGCGCCATCGCTGCGCTGATGGCCCCGCCGAAGAAGGAGGTTGCCTGATGCCCGCGCCCGAGACCCTGCGCGTCCATATCCCGCTCGAGATCCGCCGCCGCGGCGGCCGCCCCCGGATCCTGCCGCCGAAGCATGTCGAGGCCGCCATGGGTCGCGGGCAGGATCCTCACCTGCTGCGCGCCATTGGCCGGGCATGGGGCTGGCGGCAACGGCTGGAACGCGGCGACGTCGCCACGCTCAGCGATCTCGCCGCCGACGAGGGCCTCTCCGACCGCTATGTCAGCCGCCTCCTACGGCTTGCGTGGCTTGCGCCGGAAGTCCTCGAGCGACTTGCCATCCACCGCGAGCCCTCGACGATCAGCATCTATGACCTGTGCTTCGTGGCGTCTCTTCCGTGGGACGAGCAGCCGGGGCGGGTGTTCGACTGAGCCTCAGTGAAAGCTCGCCCGATACGACGTCGCCGTCAGCGAGACATGGGCATCGAGCGGCGGTCGCAGTTCGAAGGCCTTCGGCTCGCGTGAGAAGTTCCACAGCCTGAACAGGCACCATTCCGCACGCCGCTCCTCGGCCACGGCCAGTTCGTTGCGCGTGATGTGAAATGGCGTCCGGTCCCAGCCGTTCGTCGTCTTGACCTCGATCAGCCGCGACCGGCCGTCCCGTTCGAAGCTGGCAATGTCGTAGCCGGCACCGTCCCCGTCCTCCTCCGACACCCAGCGAACCTTGCGCGCCAAGTCATCGCGCCCCGCTGACCGCAGCACCGACCGCTCGTAGGCCAGCACGCGTTCCTCTCCCGCTCGGCCAAGGACACGGTTACGCTCGTCGCGGCCGGCAACGTCTGACTTCCTGGCGATCCGCAACATCAGGTCCAGCTCCTGCGGTGGCGGCTGGTTCGACAGCGTCGGCGGCGGCCCGATCCAGATCTGCGCCGCATCGTGAAGGCCGGTGGGTGGCCGGTTGCCCGGGGCCCGCAGGACCCACTCCGGATGCGAGTTCATCCATCGCAGAACGGCATCCTCAAGCGAGCTCTGGAAGTTGAATGCGGGTGCGAGGCCAGTCAGCCACGTCTCGCCCAACGCCTTCAGCACGGCGCTGATGTTCTGGTGCTTGTACTCGATTGCCTTCACGGAGCGATCGATCCGGTCTGCAAGCTGTCGATATGATGCCGCCTTGTTCAGGGGTTTTCCCGCGAGATCGTCGACCAGCATCGCGAAGTAATCCGCGACGATCAGATCGTTCTCTTCATCCGTCCAGGGCCCGTTCGACAT